TAATACTTGGATAAAATGAAAGAAGATATTACTATAGATATAATAATGTCAAATATCAACGATGATTACGAATTAACAAAAGTAGAATTACAATTATTATTAGATGTAGTAAAAGATAAAAGAGTAATACCTAATACTAATATTCGTGAATCACATCATGCTAGATCAATAGAACAAGATATGTATGATATTTGTGAATTATTTGAACATAAGATTAAATTTCAACCAGAAAGAATAAAAGAACTAAGAGGAAGATTTAATAATACTAATAAAAAAGCGTATGGTATGCTAATTAGATCATATCATAAATAATTACATTAGCTCCAAGGCTACAAAATTTTCAAACTTACATCTATATAGGGGCCTTAATAAAAAAGACAACTATGTTGCTACAAATAGATGTAGAAAGTCTAATTAAGAATAAGATTACAATAGAACAGTTTCTTGTAACTCAAATGTTGTATGAAAAAGAATACAAACTTCTATCTCAATATTTATCTATATTTTCTAAAGAGAAATCTGAAGAAATATTTAGTAAATTATTAGAAATAGGATTAATAAGTACCGATGAAATTGTAGGTAAATATGAATTTAGTAAGTATTCTATTACCCCATCATTTTTGCCAATCTTGGTACAAGGAGATTTCTTTGATGAATTACTTCAAAGTTATCCAACATATGTAACGAGACCAGATGGAAGTAAAGATTATTTACGTATGGATCTACAAAGATGTAGAAAGTATTATTCTAAGGTAACTGGGAATAAACTAGCTGTACATCGGCATATTCTAGAATGTTTACAATTTGAAGTTACAATAAAAAGAAGGGAAGGAAAGCTCTGCTATATGAAGAGACTTCCAAAGTGGTTAGCTTCAGAGGAGTGGAAATGTTATGAACAGATGATGAAAGATGTAAATCTAGATTTATCTAATATCAGAGAGGAGGATTTAGGGTATGGAAACAACCTCGAATAAATCTTTGACATTTAGACACATATCTACTGCAACTGACGAAATCGTAGAGTATATAGATAACAGACGTAGGGGAGTTAATATATCGCTAAAAACACGATGGGAAAAGTTTAATAACACTTGTATGGGTGGAATTGAGCCTAATACAATCTATACTATAGCAGGAATATCAGGAAGTGGTAAATCTTCCTTCACAAATTCTTTAGAGACAGATCTATTTGATTTAAATCCTAAAGTAGACTTTATAATATTATCGTTTTCTTTCGAAATGTTAAGTTCGAAACAAGTGGGTAGAAAGCTAAGCTACAAACTTAAGAAAACGACAAGCGATCTTTATACCTCTAGATATAAATTATCTAATGAGGACTTTAAAAATGTACAAGAAGAGGCTAAAACTATTAGAAATTACCCCATTTATTATGTAGACACTCCCGGAACAGTAACAGAAATACGCAATACAATTTTCAAATTTATAGAGTTATACGCCCGAGATAAATGGTTAGTAATAACTTTCGACCATACTTTATTGACAAAGAATGAAGGAATGGAAAAAGAGAGAGAAACTTTAGTTAACCTTCAAAGACTTTTTATTGAAATAAAGAAGCTTAATAAAACAACAATAATACAACTATCTCAATTAAATAGAGAGATAGAAGATACAGCACGCCTAACAAATCCTTCATTACATTTTCCTCAAAGGAGAGATCTATCAGGTTCAGATGCAATGTTTCAAGCAAGTGATTATATCATAATATTGCATAGACCAGAAATTTTATTAATTAAATCTTATGGGTTACATAACTGGCCTGTAGAGAATATGATTTATATGCATATTCTAAAATGCAGAGAAGGAGAGCCTAAAATACTTGCATTTACAAATAATTTAAAGTATAATTCAATCGAAGAACAAAAAGAATAACAAAATGTTGTATAAAAATTGTGAAGAATACACCAATAAATGTCCTAAATTCTATAATCCTTTTAATGTATATTTAGGATTCGAACGTAAAGAACCAGAATCTCCTAAGGAGTTCGTAGTATCTTTAGTGAATACTTATCCTTATTGGAATAATAGAGTATTATTATTAGAACTTATGCTAAAACATATGTCCTTAAAGAATACTCATCGGATGATAGAAGGTACTTATATAGTATTTACTAAGAATGAAGTATATCTTGAAACTAGCTCATGGAAAGCAGCAATGCTTGAATTACCGATTCTTAGTCTTACTGAATATTCTAAAGTAGAAAAGACTGTGAAGAACTTTTTCAGTGAAGTATATAGTCCAGTAAAAACTAAATGTGACGAGTGTCCTTATAATAAGAATCATGAAGATTTTTCAGTACTTGATATTATATTAGAATTAGGAGAAACTAAGAAGAAAGAAAATAAGAAGGATACTTTCTATAATGGGGAAACAGTACTTGCAGAACGTAGATTACATATCTGTAAAGATGGTGTAATAGTAGGAGAAGAAATATATCCTATTGCACATGAAATTATAGGAAATCCTTTTATAGGATATTCTACAAGAAGTATAGTAACTATTGATAAAGTGAATTATCAAGTAGTTAGTAGTCCATTTGAAAAAGACTATATTAAAAAAATCTAAATATTAACTAATAAAGACTATTAGCTAATATAGAGATAAGAGGAGATAACTAGCCCTCGATTGTATCAAAGTAGTTATTGAGCTAGCAATAATAGCTAATAGTCTTTCTAATACAAAAGACTAAAAATGTCAACACCGTATCAGATTGTGATCGTAGGATCATCAGGTAAAGGAAAAACATATTCATTTAGAAATATGAATCCTGAAACTTGTGGATTTATTAACATGGAAAGTAAACCACTCCCATTTCTTAATAAATTTAAAAATTATTATGTTCCGAACAACTGGCAAGATGCTTATACAAAACTTATCGAATATGCCAAAGATCCTAAAATAACTGAAGTAGTGCTAGACAGTTTTTCCGCTTATATGGATTCAGTACTTAAAACAGCTAGAGAAACTAAAAAAGGTTTTGATATCTGGAATCTTTATAATGAAGAGATAGGTAAAATACTATATATCTTTAAAAAATATCCTAAGGATATAATTACTTGTGCTCATTATGAATGGATTCAAACAGAAGAAGGTGCGATTGAAAAACGTATTAAAGTAAAGGGTAAAGAATGGGAAGGAATGATTGAAAAAGAATTTACCATTGTCCTTTATGCTGATGTTAAAGTACAAGATAAAAAGAGAGAGTATTATCTTAAGTTAAATACTGACGGTAAGGATTCTGCAAAATGTCCACCATTATTTATAAAGGACGAACAGGATTCTATCCCTAATGATAGTAATGAACTTTTAACTCATATAAGAAATATATTAATAAATAATTAACATAAATATTAACAATGCCTTTCAAAAATTAACAAAGCTATCAGAAATTAAACATTGTTACGAATATGAACGAATAATAACATACGTATTATGTCATATAACGCAACGTTAGAATTAGCAAGTGAACAAACAACCCCAGGTTTCATGGATTCAGGTATACATGAAAATGTAGAAATGACTAAAGTAGAATATAAAGTAAGTCCTGCTGGCACTGAAATGTTAGCATTCTATTTTGTAAATCAATCTGGAGAAATAGGATCACATACAGAATTTACGCCTAAAGGTAAAGATGAAGCTGATCAATTATCTAAAGAGATGAATCAGATGAGTCGTATTAAACAAATCGTAAAAACATTTGTACCTGCAGATAAATTCGTATTTGATGTAAAAAGTTTCAAAGAATTTGCAGAAAAAACTATTCAAATTCTTGGAGATTCATATGTAGGTGTTAAGATTAGAGTTAAATTTGTATATTCAGGCAAATATACATCATTACCTAAACCTTGGAAACCTAGATTTATTGAAAGAATGGATAATAATGGTTACTATGGTGAACCAAAGGGAGATTCTAAGATAAAGATTTTATCTATAGATCAGATGACTAGACCAATTAGTGATCCACTTCCTAGGAATACTAACCCATTTGCAATGAGTCCACAGTTAAATAATAGTGAAATACCCTTTTAATTTATATATTCCCAGACCCCCTGAAATATGGGGGTCTTTATCTTTAATACTATGACATTAGACCAAAAAATAGATTGTATATTAATTAAACATACAGATAGTATAGAAGGATATATTCATGAAGATGAGTATGATGATTTATTAGAAGATATTAAGAAATTAATAGAAAATGAAGTAGAATCATTAAAATGTATGATACAAGATTAACAGATATAGATTTATCATTAGATAGTATACTTACTAGAACAACAGAATATGAT